AAACCAAAGAAATCAAACAACCCGCAGATTGAGTTCGTTTCTGGAACTGCTCAACCTAACGGTTCATCAAGTACTGCTACTGGTAATGCACAAGGTGTAGCTACTGGTAGAAAAATTGCGGAGGCTATTGTGAAAAAAGCACTAACACAGGTTAAGGCAGACAAAAATGTCGGAACAGAAGAAATCCCATTCGACGGACCATATACTAAATCTCCTGATACTGTGGTTGATAAGTCTGGTGCTAAGCATACTCCTATGTCACGTGTTCGCAATTTGGCAAGACAAGCAATGAAAAAACAAACTAATGAGAGCTGTGATACTGAAAAGGATCACAAAAAGAAACCTGTTAAAAAAGAGGAGACAGATATGTCTGAAAAACTAACATACGCTCAATTCGTTGAGCAACTACTAGAATATACACCTGGTCCTGGCGGCAGAACTGTTGTTAAGGGTCGTTCATACGGTGCTAATTATGATGCAGGTGAAGATGAAGATAAACCAGCAAAGCCAGCTGCTGACGCTCCAAAGCGTGGTCGTGGTCGCCCAGCAGGTTCTAAGTCTGGTGCAAACCAAAAAGTAACAACAGGTAAGTCTTACGGTGGTATTGCTACTCACTCTTTGAACCTACCAAACTCTAACAGATAATCAAGGAGAAAAATATGTCACTATGGACAATGACTGACGAAGAAGCTGGTAAGCCAAAGTATCTAAGCGATACTCTACGCAATGACCAATCTGTTTCTGACCTAGACGCAACTTTTGGTGTTGCTGCTACTGAAGAAGCTGTAACTGCTAACAAAGCAAAAGGTGTTCAGCACCCAGGATGGGTAACTGTACGCACTTACACTGATGCACAAGGTAACACTCGCTACAAGTCTGAGACTTTAGTTGCAGCTGGTTCTATGACTAGCGATGCTTCTGACGACTCTACTGTTGCTGACCTAGCTATCACTATCGGTACTCAACCACAGAATGCTTCTGTAACTGCTCCTGCAGCTGCTACATTCTCTGTTGTTGCTACTATCAACTCTGCTCTACCACTAAGCTATCAGTGGCAGATTCAGCAAGAGGGTGCTGGCGCATGGGCTGATATCAGCGGTGCAACTTCTGCCTCTTACACAACTGGTGCAACAGCAACTGGTGATGCCGCTGGCGCAACTGACGGTGATAAGTACCGTGTTGTAGTGTCTGCAACTGGTGTAACTGCTACTTCTAACGCAGCTACCCTAACTGTAGCCTAATAAATAATCATGAAGTTGGGAGGGACTTGTTCCCTCCCGTTTTATGTGAGAAAGTATGGTTGAAAAATTGAACGAGAATAACTTTTTACTCTTTGCTATGAATCACTACGATAATCCGCAGTGTCATAGTTTAGAAGAGTTTGATGAGGATCTTAAAAAGTTTCTATATCTCAAAAAGCTATTAACTCGTTACAAGAAAGACGGTGATTTAAAAGATCGTTTGATCCTTAATCATATCATCGTGCTATATAATGTATTCGGACAAAATGCCACCCGCATGTTGTTTTACAAGGTGGATAAAGATTATTGGGATGTGCTTGTAACGTTCTTACTTTATCTTGGTCATATGCCCGAAACAATACCAGAATACAACCTTATACTTTCTGACATAAAACTAGACGAAAAAGTTATTGCCGTCCTAAGGAACTTTACCAATGAATCAGCTTCTAGATAGACAATATGCTCTGCGTATCCTTAAACTGTTATCAACAGATTTCAAGGACATGGACGCATACAAGCAAGGTATCATTGACAAAGACGGTAACGTTCTTAAGAAGTCATATCAATTAAAGACAGCAGCAGAAAAGAAAGCATATACTTATCTTGACCGCTTGATTGTTATCCTCAAGAAGGTTATTAAGCAACACGAAAAACGTGGTGACTACAACCTCACTAAAGCACTATCCCCTGCACTTTGGTTAGTTCGCGAACAATTAGAATCTGGCTCGCGTGCAACTATGAACATTGAAGGTAAGTATGAGAAACTTCTTAACCTTAATGTTACATTAGCCGAAGAAGAAATCTTGGTCACCAAGTTTTTAGAAGAAGAGGGTGAAGGTGCTCCTGTTGGTGGACCACCTACTAACAACACTGGTGGACCAGTTGCTGTAAACGAACCAAAGATCGAAAAGAAAGATCTTAAGAAGTACAAGGGTACTGTTGTTCGTCGTCCATTACAAATTACTGCAGGAGCTAAATGCTGATGTGGCTACTTGATTTCCTTCCATTCTGGATATTCCACCTAATCGTTCTAACAGGCATTGGTGGAATTCTCGCTTCTGCGGTTCTTAAATTTATCCCATTTATAAGCAATTATAAGTTGCCTATTCAAGTTGGATCAGCTATACTATTAGCAGTTGGTCTGTACATGGAAGGTGGTGTTTCCAATCAAGAGAAATGGGAAGCACGTGTTGCTGAAGTTAAATTAGAAATGGCTAAGAAAGACGCAGCGTCTGCTGAAGCTAGTACCAAGGTTGTTACGAAGTACATTACAAAAGTTGAAGTTGTTAAAGAAAAAGGTGATCTAATTGCAAAACAAATTCCAAATCTTATTTCAGCGACTGCTGATGGTCAGTGCGTTATCCCTAATGGTTTCGTCTTGCTCCACGACAGTGCCAGTCGCAATGAAGTTCCCGACACCTCCAGAGGCACTAATGAAGGAGCCTCCGAAGTTAAACTCTCTGGAGTTGCCACAACCATCACAGAAAACTACACAACCTACTACAAAGTAGTCGAACAACTGAAGTCGCTACAAGAGTGGGTTAACGAACAGAAGAGAATCTACAATGGCGATTGAAACAGAAGTTGGAGTTTTGAAGAGTGTAGTTTCAAAACTAGATACATCCATCGAAAAAATTACACAGGTTAGCGGTGATATCAGCAAGATTCTCGCAGTACACGAACAACGTTTGGACGGGTTAGACAAAGTCTCTGACCAACGTGCTGACGAAATTAAAGAACTACATTCAAGAATCACGACAGGTAATCGCGAGATCATGGACAAAATTAGCGACATGGAAAGTCGTCTGGACCAAAAGTTACACGACGGCGCAAAGGCTGCAAAAGAACAGCACGAAAAGATACAAAAAGAAATTCAAGTAGATATCAAAGCTATTGCAGACAGAGTTGACATTCTTGAAAGATGGCGCTGGATGATTGTTGGTGGTGCCATTGTTGTAGGTTACATTATTGGAAACTTAGATCTATTCACTAAGATCTTAAAATAATACTTGCTTTTTATCATGATATAGGGTATAATTTATCCTATATGTTAGTTGAGAGTTATCATGTTATACATTGACGTCAAATATGCCTCCATCCTTGGAGCGCAGCTAAGAAACTTCAGACAGGTTAAACCGTACACTTGGAACTTTTCGTGTCCAGTGTGTGGAGACAGCTCAACCAAGAAAACAAAAGCACGTGGGTACATCCTTAACTTTAAGGGTGGTCTCACATACAAATGCCACAATTGTGGTCTTTCTTGCAACTTCGGTAACTTACTGAAACGTGTAAACGCCAGCCTGTATGATGAATACGTTTTGGAACGATACAAAGAGAATGCATCAAAGTACACCGACCACAAAGACGTTGGTGGATTATTACCTGTAGAAACCACCAGAGATCTACAACCCACTGAGTGGGAAGATGAAGTCCTTTCATCTATCAAACGACTCGATACCTTAGATCGCAGTCATCCAGCGGTACAATACGCACTTGACCGTAAAATCCCAGAAGATAAGTTGAACCTTCTATACTTCGCTCCGAAGTTTAAGAAGTTTGTAAACTCATTTCAACCTAAGTTTGAAGAGCCTATTCAGGGTGAACATCCTCGTATGATCATCCCTTATTTTAACAAACACGGCAAATGTTTTGCTATCGGTGCGCGAGCATACGGTGACGAGACGCCTAAGTATTACACCATCAAAGTCGGTGAAGAAGTGGAGAAGATTTATGGACTTGACAGAGTTGACTACTCAAAACGAATTTACGTGGTGGAAGGACCAATCGACAGCTTGTTTCTTCCAAATGCAATCGCTGTTTCAGGAGCAAGTTTTGATACCCCTATCATTCGTCAGTTGCTTACTAATGCAACGCTTGTAATGGACAACGAACCAAGAAATAAAGACATTGTCCGACAGCTTGGTAAATACATTGACCTTGGTTATAACGTCTGTATGTATCCCGATAACATCGAGGAAAAAGATATTAATGACATGGTCAAATCAGGTAAGTCACCTGAAGACATTTTAAACATCATAAATACAAATACCTTTTCTGGTATGGAAGCTAAATTGAAATTCGCTGATTGGAGAAAAATTTGAAAGTTAAATTAATTAGTTACAGCAAACCTTCTACTGAAATGTATGGGGAAGGTCTTATGGATGCTCAAGAACTTATTGCGTTCTGTGCAAGAGTGAGTAATCCTTCCAACCAATTCAATATGGATACAGCGGATAAGCTAATCCGTTATTTGATCAAACACAAACACTGGTCTCCACTCGAAATGGTTTCTGCGTGCCTAGAAATCGAAACCACTAGAGATATCGCTCGACAGATTCTTCGTCACCGTTCATTCTCATTCCAAGAGTTCAGCCAACGATATGCTGATCCAACTAAGGACTTAGACTTCGTCCTTCGAGAAGCAAGACTACAAGATGAAAAGAATCGTCAAAACTCCGTTGACACAAATGATGCTGCGTTAAAAGCGTGGTGGGATGCTAAGCAAAAGTTTATCATCGACACTGTACGTCAAACATACGCTGAAGCTATTGAGAAGGGTATCGCCAAAGAACAAGCACGTGCTATTTTACCAGAAGGTAATACAGTAAGTCGTTTGTATATGAACGGTACTCTGCGCTCTTGGATTCACTTCATTGATCTTCGTTCTGGTAACGGTACACAAAAAGAACATATGGAAGTTGCTCGCGAATGCGCAAGAATTATTGCTGAAGCATTCCCGATGGCAACTGACTTCATCAATAATTAAAATAAAGAGGTAAATATGCAAGATGTCGTGCATGGCATTAAGGTTGACTATTCACGTGATAGTCTCTTTGATGAGTTAGGCAAAATTAGATTAAAAGAGAGTTACATGAAGGAGGAGGAAACTTCTCCACAAGAAAGGTTCGCATATGTATCAAGCATGTTTGGAAGCACACCAGAACACGCTCAAAGGTTGTATGAATATTCCAGCAAGCATTGGCTTTCATATTCTACTCCAATCCTTTCATTTGGTCGCAGCAAACGTGGTCTTCCTATCAGCTGCTTCCTCAACTATATCGAAGACACAGCGGAGGGTTTAGTTGATAATCTTAGTGAAACTAATTGGCTTAGTATGCTTGGTGGCGGTGTTGGCATTGGCTTCGGTATTCGTTCGGCTGACGATAAATCGACTGGAGTCATGCCGCACCTCAAAATGTACGATGCGTCAAGTTTGGCATATCGTCAAGGTCGTACCCGTCGTGGTAGTTATGCCGCTTATCTTGATATTAGCCATCCAGATATTATTAATTTCTTAGAGATGCGTAAGCCAACAGGTGACCAGAATATGCGTTGCCTGAATATGCACCACGGCATTAACATCCCTGACAAGTTCATGGAAATTATCGAGCGTTGTATGCTTGATCATAATGCTGACGATTCATGGCAATTGGTTGACCCAGCGTCAAGCGAAGTTCGTGAAACTGTATCAGCTAAAGAACTATGGCAACGTATCCTTGAGATGCGTATGCAAACTGGTGAACCTTATATCCACTTCATTGACGAGTCTAACCGTAGACTACCTCAGTGGTTGTATGAAAAAGGTTTACGTGTTCACCAATCAAACCTATGTTCAGAAATCATTCTACCAACTAATGAAGAACGTACAGCTGTATGTTGCTTGTCTTCTCTGAACTTGGAATACTATGAAGAGTGGAAGGGTAATGAGTTATTCCTTCGTGACGTCGCAGAAATGCTTGATAACGTCCTTCAATATTTTATCGACAATGCCCCTGAGGCAATTGCTCGTGCTAAGTTCTCTGCTATGCGTGAACGAAGTATTGGTATTGGTGCACTAGGCTTCCATGCTCTACTACAAAGAAAGAGCGTTCCATGGGAATCAAGCCTTGCGGTTGGATTAAACAAACAGATTTTTGCGCACGTTAGAGGAAAGTTAGATGTCGCTAATAAAGAATTGGGATTGGAGCGTGGCGAAGCTCCTGATGCAGTTGGTACTGGGAATCGCTTTAGTCATCTTATGGCTATTGCTCCCAATGCTTCTTCTTCCATTCTCATGGGGAATACTTCTCCTAGCATTGAACCTTATCGTGCCAACGCTTATCGCCAAGACACTCTATCGGGTTCTCACTTAAACAAGAATCGTTATCTTGATGTGATCATCCGTATGGAAGCAGATAATCACAAAGAGGGTTGGTATGAAGAAACGTGGAGTTCTATTATTGCGAATGATGGTTCGGTTCAGCACTTGGATTGGATGGGAGACTGGGACAAAGATGTTTTCAAGACGTCTATGGAAATTGACCAGCGTTGGGTCGTCCAACATGCCGCAGACAGGCAAGTATATATAGACCAAGCGCAGTCATTAAACGTCTTCTTCAGACCAGACTCGCATATCAAATATATCCACGCTGTACACTTTATGGCTTGGAAAGAAAAGCTGAAGACTATGTACTATTGCCGTTCAGATAAGATCGCCAAGGCAGATAAAGTTGCTAAGAAGATTGAACGTGAAGTGATTAAAGAAATCGACTTAACTGCTATGACTGGTGATGAATCAGTCTGCCTTGCCTGCGAGGGATAAATGGACGCTTACGACATCTCAGATAAAATCAAAAAATACTGGTGTGCTCTCTACCCAAAGAATAGTGGAGAGATACACAAAACTCTTAAAAAAGTTAAAGTTGTTATAAGCACACCAGAAGGTTATCGTGAAGTCGTTGGTGTTCATATCACCGAAGATATGATAGAATTAGAAATGGATAAAGAATAATGGTTAAAAAGAATTATAAACTTACCGATAGCAGAACGAACTTTAAACCGTTCAACTATCCGTGGGCATATGAGGCTTGGTTGAAACATGAACAGGCTCATTGGCTTCACACTGAAGTACCTATGGCTGAAGACGTTAAGCAATGGAAGAAGTCATTAACTGCAGAAGAAAAGCAGTTTCTAACTAACATCTTCCGCTTCTTCACTCAAGGTGATATTGACGTTGCTGGCGGTTATGTAAATAACTACTTACCGCATTTCCCTCAACCAGAAATCCGTATGATGTTAATGGGCTTTGCTGCCCGTGAAGCACTTCATATTGCTGCTTACTCGCACTTGATTGAAACGTTGGGTTTACCTGAGACAACTTATAACCAGTTCTTGGAATACCAAGAGATGAAGGATAAGCATGATTACGTTCTCGACATTAGTAGTAAATCTGGTACTCTTGAGTCTACTGCAACTCACATTGCTGTATTTTCTGCTTTCACCGAGGGCATGCAGCTTTTCAGTTCTTTTATTATGTTGCTTAATTTCCCTCGCCATGGTATCATGAAGGGTATGGGTCAAATTGTTACTTGGTCTATCGTTGATGAAACGATGCATGCTGAGAACATGATGCGCTTGTTTAAAGAGTTCATCAAAGAGAACCCAGAGATTTGGAATGACGAACTCAAAGGTAAAATCTATTCAATCGCTGAGAAGATGGTTGAACTAGAAGATAAGTTTATTGACTTGTGCTATCAAGGTAGCGATATGAGAGACTTATCTGCTGAAGACGTTAAGAAGTATATCCGTTACATTGCGGATCGCCGTCTTATCTCTTTGGGTATGAAGGGTATCTTCAAGGTTAAAAAGAATCCACTACCATGGGTTGAGGAAATGATCAATGCACCTGTGCATGGTAACTTCTTCGAGAACCGTGTTACTGATTATGCTAAAGGTGCTTTGACTGGTTCTTGGAGTGACGTATGGGCATGATGGAAGAACTGCAAGTAGAAATTACTGCTAAGAAGCCGTCAATTGTATACAAGGCTATCCAACCAACGTTTACTTGGGATACAGCGGTTGGGTATCTCCAACACTGCGCTGATATTCAAGCAGGTGAACCAGTTGGAGTGATGAACTATAAACTTCCTGTTGCTGAACAGATTGACTCAATTAGACCGATCTTTGAGTATCTCAATGAGAACCTGAAGGTTGAGGTCATTGGAGCAGATTTGTATGTGACGCTGACTACATTGAGTGATACTATATACTGTGGTAATAATGATGTTCTACTTTGGAACGTTCTTGGCACAAGTGAGTTGACTCTTGATGGTGATGTTAGAACAGTAGAACAAGGTGATCTGGTATATATCCCTTCCAAGGTGGATTATATTCTAAAACCAAATGAAGCTAGAGCATATGTATTGTTCAGCTTACAGGAGAACTAATGGCAACTAAACATTTCGAATGCCAAGAATGTGGGGCATATGGTAAGATCATCCTCAAGTCAGAAGAACGACTAGAGGATATTGTATATTGCCCAGTTTGTTCGGCAGACATCTACGAAGAAGACGATCTAGAAGAACATGATTAAACACTATTGGTCAACACCAATAGGAGAATACGCTCTAAGCGATTTAAGTTTAGAGCGTCATGTTAACAGTTTACTTAGAAAACAGTATGACGTTGGTGAAGAGTTTAACCTTCTTCCAGAAGGTGATGTATTTTTAAACTGGGTACATTCATGCGCTAGAGATTATGTCTCTAGCTTTTATGATTTACAAACTGAGATAGACATGGTAAGGTCTTGGGTGAATACACAGAAGCCCCTTGAAGACTTGCCTGTTCATTCACACGCACCTGTAGACTTCGTTGGTGTGTTTTATCTAAACTACAATGATAATCACCCAAGCCTACAAGTATATGACCCAAGACCTCCGCATAAATTCAACGAGGTTTCTTTTGGATCAGTTAATTGCGCCAGACACATTGATATCAAAACAGAGAAGAACAAATTAGTATTCTTCCCTGGATATCTACTTCACGGAGTTCGTTCAAACATGACTAGAGACATAAGACAGTCTCTGGCGATGAACTTTAAAATCAGGAATAAATAGTTTCTTTACGAACTATTTTATTCATGTGGCTTTATAATAACGAACAGATTACTGAATTACCTGAAGACTGCGTGGGGTTTGTCTACTTAATCACAAACCTTACAAGTAATAGAAAATATATTGGTAAGAAGCTGGCTAAGTTCAGCAAGACTTCTTATAAGACCGTCACCTTAAAGAACGGCACTAAGAAGAAAAAGAAAATCAAGTCAAAAATCGACTCTGATTGGCTGGAGTATTATGGCTCTAGCATAGAACTAAATAAAGATGTAGAGCTCCTTGGGGAAGACAACTTCCGCAGGGAGATTTTGTTTTTCTGTAAATCAAAGGCTGAGTGTTCTTACATCGAAGCCAGAGAGCAATTTACGAGAAGGGTATTGGAAAGTGATGAGTTTTATAATGGTCAGATATCTTGTAGGATCCATGGATCCCACATAAAGGGTAAGTTATAACCTGCCTCTAACCCATTCTGGTCCTGGGCAGTCTACTGACATACTACAACGTTCTCCATTATTCCACCAAACTTTGCCTTTTCGCTTTTGTTTTAATAAATCTTTAGTTTCTTTGGAAAACGGTATTCCGCGATTCCAAGGTGTTTTACCTTTATGAGACTCTGAAAGTTTCTTTCTAGTTTCTATGGATGCTGGTTTACCTTTATTGCCAGGAGATTTACCTAGTCGGCTTTGTCTCATTTTAGATTTAGTTTCTTCTGATACTTTAGAACCTAATCTATTATGGATATATCCTTCTTTAGAAGAATGGTGTTTACTCCCAGAATTAAGACGGTTTCTTTCCGATAAATCTGGTCTTTTAACACCATACATCGGGTGCATCTCTTTAACATAAACAGATGGGGGTAAATCTGCTTCGTTAAAATCTAAAGTTTTTAGGGATTCGAAGACTGGGTCTTCATTTGGAACGTAATAAATATACATGCTGGCATAGTCCTTTTATGTTAGAGTAGGTAGAGGGTGCAACCTCGTGACCTACAACTATTTATAAAAAAGCAATTTTAACTATGATGACATATTTACTTTTTGGAACAGCGTTAGGACTTTCTGCAGTGGCAGCATACTACTCCATCATGGGGTTGGTAGCTATTTTCGCAGCCGCAGCGACACCAATCTTCATCATGGGTTCTCTACTAGAAGTCTCAAAGTTGGTAGTGGCGTCTTGGCTATATCGTAGCTGGAAGAAGATTCCAAAACTAATGATGAGTTACTTCACCGTTGCGTTGGTAGTCTTAATGATGCTAACGTCAATGGGTATCTTTGGTTATCTATCAAAGGCACACTTGGATCAAGCAGTTCCTACTGGAGATGTTTCTGCTAAGTTATCTCTGATAGATGAAAAAATTAAAACTGAAAAGGAAAATATAGATGCAGCTCGTAAGCAAATTTCTCAACTGGATTCGCAAGTTGATCAAACCCTCTCAAGAACAACCGACGATCGTGGAGCAGACAGAGCCGTTGCCATCCGCAAAGGACAGCAAAAAGAGCGAGCAAGACTCCTCAACGAAATCGGTGAAGCGCAAACCAAAGTCG